GCCTCGCGGCCTAACCTGGTGCATCTTGCACTTACCATATGTATGGAACGCACTGTAATTACTGATACTAATATCGAACCGTCGCAGAGCGCCACTAATGTGGAGCGAAACGATGGAGGAGCCCCCACGGTAACTCGGTTCTACTTCAATCCTGCTTCTTTTGTTACAAAGCAAGATCGGATGAGACACGAGCTTGGGTGGGCAGCATGGCATAGTTGTGAGCATTACCAAAGCTGGTGCCGGGTCTCTGACTCGACATTTGCTTTTGATTATCTCTACTACCCATACTGGTATCGCTATAGTAACATTGTTACTAAAGCCTTTACAGTGGACCACTTCGGGTCATGGCAAGCGCCTACGGCTAACTTGCCTCCTCTCATAGCTGAATCCGGTGGGACTTGGCAGATTTGCCTGCCCACGGACTGGAAGCTATATCAAGATCGCTCGTTGAGAGCGATGTTACCAGGTATCCGCCCAAGCCTCTCCTTAGTAAATTCAATATATGAACTTAAGGACTTTGCAGGTTTGGCGTCACGGATAGGTCGTGTGATCGCTGATGGTCGACGAATTCAAGGTTGGATCCGTCGCCGTCAGGTTAAGCCGCAGATCTGGGATCCGGTTAGCCGGCGTCGCAGGAACATCTACGGTGTATCATTACGGGTACTGACCCGTCAGCTAGCGAACATCTTCCTCGAAGAGGAATTCGATGTGGCGCCGCTGTTGTCTGACATCGCTGGGGTGAAAACCGCAGTGAGTAACGTTCAACAGCAGATTAACAATCTGCTGAGGAATGAAGGAAAAATTCAGCGTAAGCACTATTCGTGCCCGCTGGAAGGATATGTTAACGAGGATTCGGAGGTTTGTTATGATGCAACTCATGTTGCAGCAAGCCCGAGTCCACTGATCTCCTTTAATGGTGGGAGTTTCGAGCCTTACGGCTCTATGCTCTCATTATCGGGTGGTCAGCTCTACTGTAGTAGAAACGTTACTTATAGCCTTGCAAGGTTCTACGCGACTATAGCTTATAGTTACACCTTAACAGGTGCAGAGCGAGCGAATGCTCAGCTCCGTGGCATGCTAGACGCGCTGGGAGTAAATTTTAATCCCGCGATCCTCTGGAATGCGATTCCGTGGTCGTTTGCGATTGATTGGGTCATCAACATAGGTCGATGGCTGGATCAATTCAAAGAACGGATGATGGAACCTCGGACAGTCATACATAACTATTGTGCTTCAATGGTAGTGAAACGTCAAACCGCTACATCCATTCGGAGTAGCGGAACAGCGTATCACGCCGGAAGCACAGTACCTGCCGTTTGGTTTGATGAGCACGTCTACCGAAGGGTAGCCGGCACACCAGATTGGCAGTACTCGTTGCAGACGAGTGGAGTGAACCCGAAAGAGTTCATTCTCGGTGCAGCGTTAGCGGCTTCACGCCGTTAACTGAGCATCAATTAGCAAACCGTCTGAGTAGACCAACTCCAATAGGAGCCTTACTACGCAGACAAGACCCTTCGATAGGGGTCTTTTATCTATCGATAAAGCATGTTATGATACCTAAAGTACTGAACACAAATGAAGTGAAGAGTCGTGCTGGAGTCGAAGTCGAATTCCAGCAAATCGACGATACGGGTCGGAAGTTACTGTTCTCAAAAGTGGGAGCAGTACCCAACGCCGACGAGTTGCTCACGGTTTCGCACCAGAGCACTGGTTCGGGAGTCAAGGAAGTGCGACGATCTATGTGCCGCGTTGACATTGAGTCAGCGGGCGTAGACGGCAGCACTATTACTACCTCGGCTCACCTAGTTCTCACTGTCCCTATCGGGAATAGTGCGAACTACGACCTTGCCAAAGAGTCCCTCGCTAGATTAGGGTCTTTCGTCTTCCTTACGGGAGCCGATTCGACCTTTATCTACGCTGGAACTGGCACGGGAGCGGATAGCCTGATCAACGGTACTAAGTAGTCTACTTAGCAACCGCCCCAAAAGGGATGTCCATATGGACCTCTGATTAGGACTTCTACCAGCTGTTGGCGTCCGGCACATGGGAGAATCTGGTCGAAGACCAGTCTCCTCGTTATTCATGGGCGAACTTATCTTTTTCATATATTGAAGGAGGTAACGAACCTTTGTTTCATAGGTCATTGCTGCCTTTCTTAGGCAAAGTGCTCTATGGTGCTGGACGTTCAACTTATTTGGGAGACCCCAATACACTTATAAGGTCTCTTTCCTTTCGGATAAGATGTGTCCCCTGCAGTAATGCAGGCCCTAAAGTAGGGATTGTGGGACCAACGTCTGCGAATACGCTGGTGATCAGTAAATGTGTTACTCAGTACAAGGTACATGCTCTAGGATGATCGCCTTATGGTAATCAATAAGAGCCTAGGTGACTGTATTAATGTCATCGCTGCACTACTGAGTGACGTTCAAACGTTACATACGGAAGTGCTCACACCACGAGCCTTACGCTTGACCACCGAAAAGGTGGCTGAGCGCGTAGCTCGGGAAGGAATGGGTTTTCTTACGAAAACCTTGCCACGTCTGGGTAAAGCAATTGATTTGGCTTTACTCGGAGAAGTCCCACTAAACGCTGAAGGGTTTGATCTATCACCCTCCAGTAAGCTTCCCAAATTTCTCGGGGAGCTCTTTCAGTGCATCTTCTCACATGACGGTCTGGTTCTTCCAGCACCAAGTGTGTTAAGCATCAAGTCGTTGCGGCAGGTATGTTATTTGTTTTACAAATATAACTTGCCCTACGAGACGGACGAAGAACAACGTGTTCTAAGTGAGTTCGAAAGGACTGATGATGAATTACGTACTTATAATCGTACGGTTGCTTGCAACGGTGAAAGCCGCTGCGGTGACTGTTCTGTCACAAGCGAGTCGCCTTGGTCACCTATTTTGGTCGAAAGACCAGGTAGGGCACCATACACGACTTGTTCTGTTATTGAAAAGGCGAAGGCGCTCCTTGCGGAGCTCTTCTGCAATTTCAATCCAGGTGATATCATACCCCGTCACGGACCAGGATCAGTCTCCACTAAGGAGATTGGTCCCGGAAAATTCCGCTGGACAAAGGTGTCACCCAGAATCATCGACCGATATCCCCTCAACGACTACTTTGTAGCGTCGTTGGGGCATTACGTCGACTGCATGCAAGAGATTAATTCCTTGCATGAGGGAGAGGATTCCGCCAAGGTTGTCCTTGTGCCGAAAGACTCTCGCGGTCCCCGCTTAATCTCCGAAGAGCCATTGGTATTCCAATGGATCCAACAGGGAATGCGGAGGGCGATCTATAAGTTAGTAGAAACGCATCCCCTAACCAGGGAAAACGTCTACTTCACCAACCAATCCCCTAATCAATTCGCGGCCCTCATGGGCTCTTGTAAGCGTGTTATTTATACGCCCACTGATACGACGAAGAAATTTGTCGTTTACGAGTTGAAACACGGGAAGTACTCTACCTTAGACCTCAAAGAGGCTAGCGATAGAGTTTCAGTTGGTCTTGTTCGGGCACTCTTCCCAGAGCATGTTTTCTCAGCTCTGATGGCGTGCCGTAGTCTATCAACGGAATTACCAGACGGAAGGATTATCCCGCTCAACAAGTTCGCTCCAATGGGTTCAGCATTATGCTTCCCAATATTGGCGCTTACTATATGGGCGGTCCTTACCGCGGGTATTCCCGATGCAGAGGCTCGAAATAGCCTCTTAGTGTATGGCGACGATGTGATCGTACAAACGGCGCAAGCCGCGAACGCGATTAAGCTTCTAGAGTCAGTTGGCCTCAAGGTCAACATGAACAAAAGTTGCACCACTGGATTCTTTAGAGAATCATGTGGCGTTGATGCCTACTTCGGCAAAAACGTCACCCCTGTCAAATTAAAGACAGTGTGGACATCAGCCCGTCGCCCTGACGTATACTCAGCGTACATAGAGTACGCAAATAAGTTCTTTGAGTTACGTTACTTCAATCTCTATGACTTAATTGTCGAGAGATTACACGCCGTTTACGGCGATATCCCTGAGCGGAGTCAGGTGGACTTTTCCACCCCCGCTCTGATTGAAGTCACCGAAGGAAATCGGCCCAAGCGTCACAGAATACACCAAGGTCTCCAAAAGAGACAGTGGCGTACCTGGGGCGTGGAAGCCGTACGGCTAGAGGTTGAGCTGTCTGGGTGGGTTATGCTACTTCGTTACTTTAGTGAAGTAGGAACCGACTCTCAGTCAACACAAGCCAATAACGTTCCAACGGATGTGGAAACCGCAGTCGGCCGCTTAGTGCGGCCGGCCTTTTCGGTCAGATCATACACGATGCGCGATACAACGCGGCTAGTTAAGGACTGGTACCCGAAAGGGTATCGGAATCCTAGCTCGCCGCCTGTACCAGTGCAGGCGATGATAACTG